TTACAAGCGCCCCGCCGCGTACCCCTGCCGGCGGCGCCGGCGGCGCAGATTCTCAGGTCGGCGCGGTCATGGCAGCCAGGTTGGCCTTCGTCTCGGGGAGGTATTCCACCAGGAGGAAGGGCCGGACATGGCCGGCGGCGCCGGTGCCAGTCGCCTGCGTTGCCAGCTCGACGATGACTTCATCGCCGGGATTGAGCTCCGTGCCAACGGCTGCCTCGTCGTACATCACTTTTCCCGCGGCTGTCGTCGAGAGCACGAAAGTTGCGATGTCGCCGTCGCCGCGGCTGGTATCGCTGCCGGCCGTCGGGCGTTTGTCATATTTGACGACCGGGGTCGTCGTCGCGCCCGCACAGGTTTCGGTGACCACAACGCCGGCGAGTAAGACCTCGCACCTGAAGGGCACGATAAAAGCCCCCACGTCAGCAGGCGTCTGGTCGCAATCGACACCGGCCGCGTCGTCGTAGTCTATGAAAAGAGTGAGCGGTAATGCGATTGGAAGATCGTGTCTCAGCATGTTCAGGGTCCTCCTTGTCTGTGAATTTTTCGATTAAGAACTGCCCACGCGAATGATTCTGGCCAGGCGGTCCGTGGCCACCGGAAACTTGACGCCGAAACCCACGGTACCGTACCAGGCCACCGCATGCCGCCGCCCGAAATCAGCCGTGTAATTCGGTTGCGCCCGGAGATGCGGATAATCGATCTCGATCCGACCTACGGCCTCATCCCCGAACACCACGCCTTCTCCGAGTACGCTGTCGGCGCCCACGCTGTCGGAGAGGGCGCCCTCGTTATTGATCTCGACCAGGCGTATATTCTCGATCATGCCGATCTCGTTTCGATACAGCAGGTCGCCTTTCTGGAGATACATGGCGAACGCCTGGATCACCCTGTCGTTTTTCAGGCCGCGCAGCGCCTTGGTCGCGAACAGGCCGATATAGTGGTCGCCCTCGAATGGCGGACAGTGGATGGTATTGACAAGATAGTCGCGGAGAACCGCCATATGGTCCTTCGTCAGGTTGACCGTGGCCTGCGTGGACGCCGTTCCATCCGTGTCCCAGGTCCCGCCGGTCAGCGACGTGGGAATAAAAATAATCTTGGCGTCGGTGCCGGTGAACTGGGCTGCGGCGGCATTGTCCATCGCTTCCTTCATCTGGTCGATGAGGGCTTTCTGCGCGCCATCTTTGGGGCTGAATTTCGAAAGCTGCTCCGCGAAGTCCGTGAACTCAACGCCGCGCCCCCACTCGTAAATGGTAATGCTCTGGGATCCCATCTGCAGCGCGTCGATAGGGATCCTGGTCTTTTCCTCAAGCTTGGCCGAGGTCGGTTGCGCCAGCGGCTTGTAGTAGAAGAGGGCAACGCTCTCCCCCATCTTCCTGCCGAACCCGGGCACCTTCTTGGTGAATGGGACAAAAGTGAATTTCCGGGCAGCCGCTTCGAGCAGCTTCCCGGAAATTGCATGATTTTTATAAACCCCCGTCGGGGCATCATACGTCCAGGTGTAGGTATCACCCATGATGGGACCTCCTTCTATAGTCTGCGCGACTCCAGGGCGCGGTCCACGGCATCGCTCAGGGAAACCGGCTTTGCCTCCTCGGGCTTTGGAACCGCCGGTCTTCCTCCGCCGCGGCCTAGGGGTATCTCTTCTTCTGCGGCCCTGTGCCCGGCTTTGTTGGCCTTGGACTCCAACTCTCTTTTGTATTCGTCCCGGATCGCGGATCTGGTTTTCTCTGCTTCGGCAATCGCCCAGTCGATCTGCTGGTCGAAGTCGAGCGGCTTGCCGTCTCTTTCCTGGGGCGCCTGTCCTGCCAGGGACCAGAAGAGCCGGTCGTCGTCTGGCAACCCCTTATTGGCGAGATATCCGCGCACGTAGCTGACAGGATCGTCGGCCGCGGTCTCCTCTCGTCGCTCCGGCGGCCTTTCTTCCTCCTGTCGCACTGGCGCAGGCGCGTGTTCTTCCTCATACCTCCTGATGTCCCTGTTGGTTTCTGCCCAGATCCTGGCGACCTTCTTGCTGTGCTCCGGGTCGTCCGGATCAATGGCGTCGATAGCCGTGAGAGCCTTTTCGTGGCGCTCGGAAGAAAAATCCAGGTATGCTTTCTCCCGCTCTTCCGCCTCCTGCCGGAGCTTACCGGCATTTTTAAACTGGTCGAGTTCGCGCCTCAGGCGTGCATTCTCCTGTTCGGTTCTCGTGGCCGAGGACCGGAGATTGCGGTATCCTTCTTCCGCTGCTTGGTGGGAGTCGAATCTGAAGTTATTTTCCTTCTCTTCCGGCATGTCCGGCGTCGTTTCTTCGGAAGGCTTCACGACAGTTTCTTCTTCCCCGAGCTTCCTTTCAGGGTGTTCAGGTTCGGCGGTTGCCTTTTTTGCAGGGTCCTGGACTTCTTCCTGCTCGGCGACTGTCTCTTCTTCTCCGGAGTATGTCGGCCTGGCATTCAGAACGAACTGGTCAATCCCGGACGTGGTCTGCTCGTTGGGCTCCATGGTAAATCTCCCTCCTATTTGATGCCGGCGTCGTCCTCAATGGGGGCCGGGTGCTTCGCATGATGCCAAAAAGAAAAGGTTCACATCCGGGGTCGGCGCCGACGTGAACCTCTCTTTTTGGCTTGTAATCGGGGTGATCAGCCCCGATCTTCCCGCCAGGGGATTTCGATTGTCAAACCCGCGCGGGCGGGTACAGCTATTTCTTCATGAGCCAGCCTTTCATCAGTTTATCCATGGCCTGCCTGGCCGCATGTTCCTTTTGGCCGATGTCCTTTAAAATTCCTATAAGGGCTGTTGCTTCCGGGTCTGCCTTGAGCAAGGTCTCGATTCGGGCATCCAGCCGCGCGCGGATAATCTCGATAAGTCTCGCTGCAACTTCGGTATCGGATGTACCCAGAAACTCGGCCTTCTTGCGGAGCAGGGCTTCTTCCTGCACCCTGGCCTGATTCTCTCGCTCTTCATCCGCGAGCCGCTTGGGCCGGCCTGTGATGATGTCGGTTTCTGCTCCGGTTTGCATTATCTGCTCCCTCCGGACGCCTTGGCCTTATCCATCGATTCGGCTATCTTAGCCATGGCCTGCGCCTCGGCGAGTTCCTGTTGATCCAGAGCAGCCTTCTTCTGGATGGCCAGCTCTTCATATTCTCCCGCTTCGATCATCTCCGCCTCTTTGGAGTCGCAGATGATGCCTTTGTCCTCAAGCTTCATTCTCTCGATCAATAATTTCAAAGTCGGATACGCTTTAATGTAGCGCTGGAACCTGCTGTTCCTCATTGCCAGGGGAATGATTACTTGCTTCAGGTTCAGCAGCATGTCGTTGTCCTTCATGAGCGCCTGCAGTCCGGTTACACGCATTGCTCCGGTAAACGGCGGGACCCCGGCGACGCCGTTCCTGGATTGCTCATCCGGTACGATCCCGAATTCCGCCAGTTCATCCTCGCTGAAAATCTGGCGATAATCGGCGTAGGTTGCATGGGCTTCAATCATCTCGGTGCCGCCGATCAGGGATTCTATGGCGCCCTGCTCGATATCGTCGCCCATCAGCGAGAATACTCCGAGGCCCTGATCCAGCAGAGATTGGAACTCCCTGTATGTCATGTCCTTGCGGTATCCTGGGAGCCCCTGGACCGCGTCGCTCACCATCGAGCCGCGCTGGAAGAGCTGGTCGTAATGCTGGCTGTTGGCGAGGACTTCGTTTGTCGTCCTGGGTCGCTGAACAGAGCGGACTACCTGCTGTCCGTTCAGGGTCTCTCTGACCAGGTATTCCTTGCCGGGCCACGTCTCGGCATCGGCCGGGTCTACCAGTGCATCCACGGTAATCTCCGTCATGGGGTTCACAATCCAGGCGAGGTTGTCCTGGTGCAGGCACATGATATTGCACCAGGCTTCCCATACGCTGATCACGCCCTCCAGCAACCCTCGGCCCCCTGATGTCAGCAGATCAGGAATGGGAGAAAAGGAGAACCCCGGCCAGCGGATCTTTTTGTAGGGCACAGCCTTGGGCAGTTGAATCACCCTGTCGGCGGCGACAGTGTAGTTGGCGCTGGGCAGCAAAACCTCACCCTTGGGCGACAGGACAATACCCCAGAATTCGGATGTCAGGATCAGCGATCGGAAGCTGCCGCGTTCGTAGATCATTTTTTTTCGCGCGGCAATGGCCTCCGGCGTCATGAATTCATCGTTCGTGGTCGAGCTGGCAGTGTCCTTTGCCCGCGCAACATCAAAATACCGTCCCTTCTTCTCACCTTCGAGCAAGGCGAAATAATCGAGCCACTCCTGGTGTATCCAGTAGATTCCTGACTGGCAATCGCGGGAAAGGGCATCCGGATCCCGGTGTATTTTCCACGGCTCCGTCAGGACGTACCGCAACCCTGCACCCGGAATCCACCGCGGGAGCATCTCCATGCTCTGGCCCACGGCCAGGCCCATCCTGGTTGCATCCGTGAATCTCGTGACGAATTTCGCATGCTGCTCATTCGTCTGGAATTCCATCACGCGCTGCCAGAACGCCGCAGCCTTCGGATTTCTTGGATCTTCAATGGTCAAATAGTTGGGGCTGAACGCCTTCTTGATCGCTGCGGCTCCGTACTGGACCGTCCCAAACGGCTTGGGCACAACAATCCTGCTTTGCCAGTCCGCCTTTTTGCGGTAGTTCACCGGCTCATTTTCTTTGTAGGTGCTGTAGCATTCCGCCCAGGTCTTGCGGATCTCCCTCATGCTTTCCGTGGATTGCTTCACGCAGTCCATCAGGTAATCCACGAAGTGCCGCTCGTTCTCGCCGGCATAGCGTTGTGCCGCGTCTTCGCGCTCGCCGAGCTCTTTATCGTCCATCGCGGGCTGCGCGCCGACGTCGCGGCGTTTCACGGCGAGCGCGAGAGATTCAATTTCCTTGACCGGGTCTTTGTCAGGATCGTACAGCATCTCACTTTCCCTTGGTTGCGAAGTGCTTCACGCGCGCTTCCTCTCGCTTGAAATCCTCATCGGAGGGTTTTCGGACTCCAAAGTATTTCAAGGCCCGACCGGATCCGGAGACCAGGGCATATTCGCGGCGCCGCGTTTTCGGATTGATGATTCGTTTCAGCATATAGCCTCCTACAATCCGGCGCCGGGGGCGTCCGGAAATATCCGGTCGAAGTTTTTGCGATATGAGGAATTGTCCCCTTGGGCGATGCTCAAATCGGTATGGCAGGCGCAAGCCGGGCTGCACCGGTGTTTGTCCGGGGCCCCGTTCCAGCCCTCCTCGGGGGCTGTTTCCGACCCGCAGCCCGTACACTTGAAGATTTCGTGGCTCACGTTTTGTCCCGGTTTGTCGTCGTAAGGCCCGCCGGAGCGCATCGGCCAGTAGCGCTCTTTTTTCCCTTTTACGGCCATCTCACCCCTCCGTAATTCGGCGGATATTCCGTGCGCGGACCAGCCGGTCCGTAGCTGAGTGCGCGCTGCATTTTGACCTTGCGGTCAATTTTCTGCAGCTCCTTCTTCGCGTCGTAGGGCATCAGGCCGGAAATTATGTAACAGAAGGCTTCACCAGGGTGCGAAAATTCGTCCTTGACTGGGAGTTTCCCCATGATCCTGCCGTTATTGTCGGTCTTGTAATGCCAGCCGCCTTTGAGAGCGCGATGGAGCAGGACGGCAGAGGCGGAAAGAATGATCGCAGGGCGCCCCTCGGCCAGGAGGCGTTTAAGATGGTAGTTCACTGGGTCTATTCTCGGCGCCCAGCGGACTGGCCCGGGCTCGAAATATGCATTCAGGGTTCTCTCGATTACCTTGGCCGCACTCACAGCAACTGTACTCTGGTCGGCGGTCTTCATGTTGGGGTCACCCATATCCCGCCATTTCTTGACCTTGTCCTTGTACTTCGGCGAGGCAAGAAGCGGGAATAGCTTTTCCTCGATCAGCTCGCGGGTACCAATGCCGGGGTCAGCGAGCACATCATGGATGACGAGCTGCCCGAATGGGTTATACTGGGCTGTAATGCAGCAGGGATAGTGA